TTTAGATCATGTAGAGAGAGCTATGTATCTCGAAGGTATGCTTGAGGCCCATGACGTGTTTGAACCGCATAGAAAGAGAGAATATGGCTAGTACGATTATAGACAACTACAAGGTATTTCCAAGATTAATGATGTTAGTTGTTACAATTTTAACCTATCAGTCTGTACATTGGTTTATGTCTCTGCCAGAACCAACTACATCACAGGCTGGATTAGTATCAGTTTGTATGGGTGCACTAACAGGTTGTTTTGGTATTTGGATGAATAAAGAAGCGAAAACTGATCGAGTGGTAAGTAATGAAAAATGAGATGGCTAATACTATTTTTGTTTTTATCAAGTTGCGGATTAAGCAGCTTAGGAATTTTATCTGGGGGTGGTGGAGGCCCAACAGTTAATTCCAATGCTCAAATAGGCAAAGAAAATAGGCAGTCGGCAGTTACCTTTGAAGAAGAAATAAATGCAGGTAGGGATGTAGTAAATACAACAAAAGAAGTTGAGGCTGGTGTAGTAGATAATCTACAAATACTAAATACTAACATACCACCTTGGGTTATTTTATTATTAATTCTTGGATGGCTTTTACCTACCCCAACAGAAATAGCAAGAGGTTGTTTGAATTTTATTTTACTCCTCTTTAGGAGAAACCCAAATGTACGTACTAATAACAATGCTAATGTTTCAGGGACAACACCAGGTAATAGTCAATCAAGCACTGTTTCCCAATGAAGAAATGTGTGAAGTTATTCGTCAAGAAATTATGATAAAACTTGAAAACACTAAACCTGATCCATCAGCAGTTGCTATTTTAAAATGTGTAGACATGTCCGTAACTAAATCAAAGGGAATAGATGTATAATGGCTAAGAAACCCACTCCTAAAAAAGGTAAAATGGCAATAGTTATTTCTGTAGGAGCTGTGCCTTTAAAAGCTATGCCCAAAAAGAAAAAGAAAACTGTAACAAGAAAGAAAAAATAATGGCATTTAAACTTAGCGAAAGAAGTATTCGTAAACTTGAAGGTGTAGAAAAAGATCTAGTAAATGTGGTACTGGAGGCTATTAAGCTTACAAAGGTAGACTTTGGAGTTACTTATGGGCTTCGTACTTTAGAAGAACAAAAAGAACTTTATGAGTCTGGTAGATCACAAACAATGAAGTCTAAGCATCTTGAGGGTAGAGCTGTAGACCTTGTTGCTTATTTTGGTTCTAATGTTTCTTGGGAACTAAATGTTTATGATGATATTTGTGATGCAATGGCAGAAGCAGCCCGTAGACACTCTGTAGCAATAAAATGGGGAGCTGCTTGGTCTGAAGGAGATATCAGGCTGTATCAAGGTAGCGCAGAGGATGCAATGAATGCGTATATTGACCTTCGTCGTTCTGAAGGACGTAGACCTTTTATTGATGCACCTCACTTTGAAATGATGTAATTTGACGGTATAAGTTTAGTAGATGAATTTATAATAAAAGGCAGGGGTAAAAAGAGAACCGTCCTTGTTCCCCCTGTAGTTTAGGCCCATGAGAAACTATAAAAGCGAATATAAAAACTACCACAGTAGTTCAAAGCAAAAGAAAAACAGAGCTTCTCGTAACTCTGCCAGAAGTGCTTTAGCTAAGAATGGGGTAGTTCGTAAAGGTGATGGCAAAGATGTCAATCACAAAAATGGTAATCCTAGAGATAACTCTAAGAAAAATTTGTCTGTAACTACAAAACGTGCAAATAGATCTTTTCCTAGAAATAAAAATGCAGGAAAACGCTAATGTCTATACCTGAAAGAGTTAAAAATAAAATGAAAGAGGCTGGACTTTCAGGAGTTAATAAACCACAACGTTTAAGTGATGGTAGCGGTAAATCTCATCACGTTATGGCTTCTGAGGGTGGTAAGTATAAGTATATTAAGTTTGGTCAAAAAGGTGTAAAGACTAATCAGACTGCTGGACAACGTGAAGCATTTAAATCTCGTCACGCTAAAAACATTTCAAAAGGTAAAATGTCTGCAGCTTATTGGGCGGACAAGGTTAAATGGAGTCCCAGTAAAACAAAGTCTCCTTCTAAAAAATGGGTAAAAGGCTCATAATGGTAGCACTTCTATATAATACAGCAACAGAAAGTATTGCAGTTACAGCTACTTCAGGTGGAGCAAGTAGTAATGTTCTATACACTTGCCCTAATAACTTTGATGCTGTAGTTACTTTTCTTCACGTAAGTAACGGCGGTGCATCTACAGATAATATTTCTATACAGTGGTATCACAAAGAAGATGATGCGTACTACACCATAGTAAATAACAAATCTGTTTCTGGTAATGATGTTTACAATATGATTACATCTGATAGGTTGTTTCTACATGCAGGTGACAAAATAACTGTATTTAATGGTGGTGGTAATATGGGTGTTACAATATCTGTAGAAGAACATTATAATCCTAATAGGCGTTAATTGCATAACGGGGTTGCAATCTTATTTATATTATGTTATAATTAAATATGATATAACTATCTCCGCACACAAACAAAAGGAGATAGTGCAATGTTTAAACGTATATATGATTTTATAAAAGAAGCAAACGAAAAACGAGTAGCATACTGGCAGCTAAACAATATGTCAGACAAAGCTCTCAAGGATATGGGAATAAGTCGTGGCGAAATCTACTCGAAAATCTACGGTCAATAAAGCTGGTAATTATACAAAGCCTACGATGCGTAAAAGACTTTTTGAAAAGATTAAAGCTGGCAGCAAAGGTGGAAAGCCTGGACAGTGGAGCGCTAGGAAGGCACAAATGGTTGCAAAGCAATATAAAGCAAAAGGTGGGGGCTATACGTAATGGCCCTCGCTAAATCTCAAAAGTCTTTAAAAAATTGGACTAAACAAAAGTGGAGAACCAAGAGTGGTAAGCCTTCTACTCAAGGACCAAAAGCGACTGGTGAACGTTACCTTCCTTCTTCAGCTATTAAGTCTCTTAGCAGCAGTGAGTATGCCGCTACAACCAGAGCTAAACGACAAGGCACGAAGGCAGGTAAGCAGTTTGTGGCTCAACCTAAAGGCATTGCAAAGAAGACGAAACCCTTTAGAGCCGCTAAAGGCGGGGTTGTAAAGAAAGGTAAAAAATAATATGACCTCATTTAAAAAACCAACGCATTTAGAAAACAGTAACTTTAACTTTGTTGTTCCTAATAGTAGTCCAAAGAAAAAAGATCTGGGTAAGAAAAAAAGAAGTTTATCTACAGATCCTTTAGCTATTCCTAAAAAGCTAGGTACTGTGGAAGGACCAACAACTATTGGCAAGCCTCTACCCCCTGAACTAAGAAAAAAGTTAAAAGCCTTTAAAAGAAGAAGAGAGACTTAAAGTGAATATAAGTTTAGGTTTATTAGATTATCTTCCATTACCACAAATGCCTTTTGATAAGGTACCTACTGAAAAGCAAAGAGTAATAGAAGAGTCTTATAAGGCTGTAGATAAAAGAGCAGAACAGTTTAAAAATGAAAGTATTTATGCTTATCATCCACACAATCAGAATAAAGTACCACAAGGACAAATTGTAGATTTTGTTGTAGCATAGGAATTTTAAAATGCCCCTTACTGAAAAAGGTCAAAAAATTATGAAGTCCATGAAAGACAAATATGGATCTGAAAAGGGAAAAGAAGTATTTTATGCATCAAAAAATAAAGGTAAAATTAAAGGCGTAGATAAAGGGTCTAACAAAATGAATAAAGTTCAATGTCCAAAATGTAAAGGTAAAGGTTGTAGCCATTGCGGAGGAAAAGGTTATCACATGAAAAAGAAAAAAGGTTATGCAGCAGGTGGATTACAATCTGTACCTGAAGGAAATAAAGGTTTAGGTAAATTGCCACAAGATGTCCGTAATAAAATGGGATATATGTATGGTGGCGGAATGGCTAAAAAACGTATGGGATATGCACACGGTGGTATGGCTAAATGTGGTGCATCAAATCCAGGAACACAAAAACGAGGAAAAAAATAATGGCTACTTTACGTGAATATCTTAATGCTAAAATTAAAGCAAAGGGTTCTTCTGTTTCTGCAGAAAAAGCTAAAGCAAGTAAATACAAAAGTATTGCTGCAGCTAAAAAAGCAGGAGCTTTGTACTATACGGACAAAAGCGGAAAGGTTATGGCTGCTGTTTATGCGTCAGACCTTAATAAACCTTTGTCGACTTCTCTTCGCCCTAAGGCCCGACCAGGAAGTAAAACTGCATCTCAACCAAAAGTAAAAACTTCTATGTTGGACTCTCCAAAAATGTTTGCTCCTTCTAGAAGCCCTGTTGATCAGCTTGTAAAAGATACTAAGGAAGCTACTAAACCATCAGCTAGTGCACGTAGAGAAGAGGCTGTAAGAAAGGCTGTTGAAAACCCTGGAAATGCTGCAGCTAAAAAAGCTTTGGAAAAGTTTGGACCTTTAACTGCAGTAGAACGTGCTAAAATACGTGCTGCAGAAAAGAAAAAGAATAAGTAAATGGCAAGAAACCTTACTGAAAAACAGCAAAAGTTTTTAGATGTCTTGTTTGAAGAAGCCCAAGGCAATCCAGTTAAAGCTATTAAGCTTGCTGGATATGCTGAGGGTACATCTTCAACAACCGTTATGAACAGT